GCCAAGACATATTTTTCACAAAACTATCCAACTTCTCAATGTTGGTAGCCATCCTGAACTTCTGTGTTGAAGCAGTGTCTAGATAGGCGTCTAGAGCATCAGGGTGTGGGACTAGTTCTGCGGAAGCTTCGCTTCTGATCAAATCTGATACTCTGGTATCGGTGTCAGCATCAGGATATCTACATCCGACCAGTGTAGCACACTCCTTAAACCAGTCATGGTTATTAAGCCAGGTCGCACCCAATTTCGCAGCATTGGAGAGATATTTGCCAGTCTCAACGAAATCGTCTTCCGAGGTCAGAAGGCCCCAAGATTGAAATTCTTCGATAAGAGCTCCTGTGCCTGAGGTGTGTGCGATATCTGCTAAGAGGATGTTTAGAGCCAGTCTAGCAGGTAGGTTGACTAACCGCCAAGCCTGTCCGCACCACAAAGCTGGGTCGTAAGCAAAAATGTCTCGAGCATCATAACGAGAAGCATTCTGTTGCCGAGTGGATGCCCAGCCCAAAGACCACGACTCGGGTATTTCTGGATTCAGTGAGAGAGGAAAGAAAGGTGCACGCAAACTAGGTTTCTTGAGAACAGACGTTGATCCTATCACTAGGCCCGCAAGCGCTTTTGAACCACGACCAGCAGCCGCAGCCTCCACGCCGGTCACCAACTCATCCCAGTCTATAGATAGACGGGCAGCCCCGACTTTAAGTACTTTCCTCTGTTTTTCTGTCAGCCGGTTCATCTGGAGTAGCTTTAGTTTCAGTTAATACTTCGGGCACTTCCGGAGGTACGTCAAGCTTGATGACGATTTCTGGTACGTCTTTGGAATCCAAAGCAGCCCGCTCCCCGCCAATGTCAGCCTTAGGCACCGAGGGATCAAACCAAACAGTGTCTAAAGCATCGTTAGTGGAAGCCTGAACGTAGCTCAGGATACTCTCATACTGGAAACCTATTGAACGACGGGCGTGTTGGTCAAAGACCGCCCTCATCAAGCGAGCGTCATCCAGACTGATACAGTAGTACAGCCAAGACAAAGTACTGTCTATGACAGGAGGCCTTCTTGCATAAAGGCTCAATCTTGCAAAGACATTATTAGGAGAAAGAGCAGGGGACTGTGCACCGAGTATAGGAG